CAACATTGTACTACTCACGAACAATTTGTGCTTGGATTTCGGAATGCTTTGCAGCATAAGATCATAAGATCAGTGTTTGTAGTTGCACTAAGCGTGATTGAGATCCAGTTTAGCCAAATCGCCAGAAGGACTTTCGTCTTCTGAATCAGATGTGTCTACAGGATCATGCAAATCAGCAAGTATTCGTTCGATTTTCGTGTCGGTTGGAGATTTCTTATGGAAAACCCAATTGACTCTGATGTTTGCAACTTCAGTCGACCCAGAAGTACTCTGGGGACGTGAAGTGAATTTGTAAGAAAATTCGAATGCTGGAACATCGAGATGGGTCAGTGAATTGAAATCTCCAAACATCTTCTCTTCGAATTTCCATTCGTAAGAAGCTTTGGTTTCTCTCCAATCTATCGTCCTCGTTTCGGGGGTGTTCTTGACACTTTCGGCAATTTTGTCAGATTCTTTGGCTATGTGTTCAGCTGGTTTCATGAGAAGAGAAAATCTCCCGGTGAATTGTTGTTTGGTGCCCTTGATGGCATCCAACTCAATTTCAATCCCTCGGAGAAAAACTTCCTTGTAACCTTTGAGATGTGTCTCAAAAGTATCCTGCTTCATGCTCAACGAAAATGAACTCGTTTTGAGCTTCGCCAAAATGGGGATCCATTCTGTGCTAAGAGTAACACGATCAGTGCGAAGAGTGGTGCCAGTCCAAGCGATGCCAGTAGAGATGAGACTAGAATTTTCCAATCTCTTTCCCTTGCCAACATTGCTAGTCCTAGGAATAGGCCGGCGAATATTGTTGCGCCTGCGACTGACACTCCTGCTGCGAGTGCGTTGATTTGTGGAACGCGACCTCGATCGTTTTGCACTAGGATTCCTCGAGGAACGTCTAGATCTAGGCGCGTTTGAGCCTCTAGATCTGCTTCGTCCTCGGACGACTCTTGACTTTCTTCTCCCGGATCCTCTGTTTCTAGAGCGGCCTTGATTTTTTGCCATTGAGACTTTGATATGGAACCGTAATCCTTCTTTTTCCCTTTGTCCTTTATCCTTTCTAAGAGTGCTTTCAAACTCTGTTGATGTGCCACTCTTGTTGGATGACATAAATGTAAACAAATTATGTAACGTGAGTGGTTGCACACACAAAGGAAAAAGCTAAAGAATTCTTGGTCCGTCCGCGGCATTGAGGTAAAATCTTGGGTAGGTGCGTTTGCTTGCGAACACCTCCCATTGTTTTTTGTTGATGTGGCCAATGCTGTTCATAAAACACAAACACGCTTCAACGTAATTTCTTGTTTTATCTTCCGCAATGGACGACACTTCTATAACCTCTTCTATGCCAGCATTCATCCAATCTTGGATTTTGTCTCGGTACGAGATCTGCTGTTCGCAGAAATGTTGGTAGTCTCTGGCTGCTGCTGCTGTGGCTTTCAAAGTTGCCCTCACAATACTGGGGTACATGCCATGTCTGCTGACGGTTTCACCACAATATTCATTGCCATCTGCAATTTCACAAGTGAGATTCATTCCCGAATAGCTTGAGACTTCTTTTCTCTTGACAGCATCGATTTTGATTCCTGATTGAAGTAGAACCCAGTCGTCGCCTTTACCACTTTCGAGTTTGGGTCCCAAGCCACCGATAATGTAAGTGGCCAAAGAACTCTCCAAAACGGAATTGCCCATTTTGGTGTCTGGGAAACCAGATCCTTTTGCTCCTTTAGTGGTTCCTGAGAATTGCCCGAACTTTCTGTAAGGCATGTCTCCTCGTATGGAATAGTAGTTTTCGACGTCATCGTAAGACTGTCCCATTCGGATGGCCATGCGCTTCTCAATTTCGAGGGTGACTGGATTTTGCTGTGAATCAAATTCTTTGGCATCGACGATGGCAACACGCACTCCTGAGGGGAGTGCTCTGGCAGCCAAACTGAACTCTTTTCGGAACTGTGATTGTGTTTTCCTGTCATCCATGATGAAGTCAGGTTTGCATCTCTTCACTATCTGAGTGCTATACAATCTCATCCAAGGCACAAATTCGGTGTTGATGGATGGTGGAGTCTGCAAGAGGAATTGTCCTCCTTTGAACAGATCGAGCTTGCCTCCCTTGAGAGGCTTGAAGTTTGGTTTGTTGGATCCAATCAAGGTCAATTTGCCTCGATTCTTTTCAAACTCCTTCTTTGCTCTTTCCCAGTAATTCCTCTGATGACAGTCTCTGAGTGCATTTTCGACGACGGCATTGTGTTCTTCGGCGGTGAGTCCTCCAGGATCGAAGTGTTTTTCGTAGCTCTGATCTGCGAGCTTCCAAGCCCAGTGTCTGGTTTCTCCATTGATTTCTGGCCTTTTGCCCTTCTTTCCAACTCTTTGGGAAGCATGAAGTGCTTCCTCAGGAGAATTGGAGAAACGATTGCCACTTCCAGGTGAGCCAGAAAAGAAAGTTGGTTGTTTTCTCAACTTGCTGAAACCGGCTTTGGTCTTGCCCAGAATGAAGCCTTCCCATGATATCTTGACATTGGTCTCACCAGAATGTCCATTGGTTGGACCGACTTCATTTGCCATGTCCCGATTGAGCGCATACGAAGGATCAATCAGAGGAGCCAATCGATAACCATCGGTGCCAAAACGAAGTTTCTTGTAAGTTTCCGGTTTGACAGTGTCTTTCAACGGTGCCTTCCAAGAACTCAAAAGTGGAGCTCTTTTGGTCATCAACTGAAAACCTCGTCTTTCGATTTCGGGATATTTGACACGGGAGAGACTTTCTCTTCCTGGTTCGATCATTTCGGGCTTCCAACCAACATAACGATCTATGTCGATTCCCAAAAAGATTGTGTCCTCATAGTTCGGTCTTCTTTCGGCCTCGTTCCAACGTCTTTCCACAGGATTGGGATCTGGACTTCGCACTGCTCTGCCTTCGTCTTCTGAATCGGGGGTTAGGGGTCTAACAGGGGCGAGATTCTCATTTCTCTCTGCCGGTCTGTTTCGGTGTCTGTCATTGACATTTCTCCTCCTCATTGCATGATATTCAGCCTCTTCTGCGGCCATCATGTCGCGTGTGGCAAGACGTTCCAACTCGGTCAAAGCTTCTTCTGCCAAGACCTCTTCGAGTAGAACTTGATATTCTTCTTCTATCACCGCTTCTTCTGCAGCGATCTCTCGAAGAAGTTGTTGATATTCTTCTTCCACTTCTCTTCTCAAAGCTTCCTCACAATTGTCTGCAACTCTCTTTCTGACGATCCTTCTTTGTTCCAAGAGCCTTCTTCTTTCTCTGGTTTCTCTTCGCTTTTCAAGGAATCGATCGCTTTGTCGCTCGATCTTTTTTGAAACGCTGAGACAGAGAGATTGCAACTTGGTGGGCCCAGGAACATCAGTTTCTCCCAGATTGTACATGGGAGTGGCGGTGTCGGGAACATGTCTGTAATTGGCACCAATGTACCAGTGATAATTGGACATGATCTCCGATTCTTCTTCGTCTACATTTTGAAGAAGTTTGAATTCGTCAGAATCCAAGAAACAGCTTTTGGCTTTGAACGGTTGCATAGAAATTGCCTCCAAAGGAACATGGTACTCCGGCTTCTTGAAAGGATATTCTTGAATCCAGTGCTTGCCAATGAGTTGAGCTTCGGAAATCAAGACAGGAGCATTCATGCCATTGTATCGAACTTTAACCAACTGAGGTTGATAAAGTTGCACATGATTGTCTTTGACTTCAAGATAGGTAGGCTTGCCTCCTTTGTGAGCCCAAGCGGCAACAGGCCACTCCCTTTGAGTTTTGTCCCAAACAACATACTCTATGTCGAGAGCTTTGATGAGTTTCAAGACTTCCACCAAGCTGAGGGGAACCTTCTCTCCGAACTTGGGGACCTCTTTCCTCCTTTTGGCGTCTTCATATTCGAAATCACTCTTGTACTGACCTCGTCCCATTTTGAGGTCGTCGTTCCATCGGTGCATGAACCACAATTGTGTCTTTTTCACTTTCAAGGGATCCTGTTTGATCTCCTTTTCAAAATGTTCAAAAGCACACAAATGGAACGTTTGTTTTGCAAAATAGAACGGGTCTACTTCTTCTTCCGAAGGAGACATATCTACCGTCCCAAGTGCAACAACTTCCACGAATGATTCTTTTTGTTCTTTGAAGACCTCTTCTTTGGCTTCATTGGCGAGGACCTTGTCTCGCATATATCTGTTCATCCTCTCTTCTGCGGGGGTAAGTGGATCGGTCTTTGCGATCACTGGAGGAGCCGGCCAAGGCAAATCGAAAATTCTCTGGATTTCTTCGTCATCTTTCATTCCCAAGGACTCTTTGATCCTGTTGACTGTGGGCCCAGGGTCCGGATCGGGATAAACAAAGATTGGTCTGCTCTTGCTGCGAGATGCGGCAACACAAAGCATACCCGGTGCTTCAACGGTCCCTGCATCAAGTACTGATGCTGAGACAGCCGAGGTGAAATATGTTTTCCCTTGTTTAGATCTGACGGACATGTTGACCAGGCCTTCGCCCCTTGCGGCGGTGGAATCCATTCCGAAGACGGTCCTAGCAGCATTGTGTGCGAAAACCATTTCGATTTCTCCTTTGGAAACTCGATCCAATGTTTGTCCAGGAACAGTCCTCGGCAAGGCGTCGTAATCAGCCTTTTCCATGAAAAGAGGAACATCCTTGTCGGTTCGATGTGAATGCATTCTGTAACCATAAGTGTCGTTCAACATTTTGGTTCTCCAAGCACCCAGACGGAAGTTTTCGTAGAGTTCATGCTGTGGCAATTTGTCGATCTCCAAACCACTGAGTGGATTGGTGGGGTCCAAACCCTCCCCAGCAGTGTCTCGGAGTGCTGTCTGATTGGTGTCTCCAACCAAATAGAGAGTTTCCACGCCCAACCAGTGACAAAGAATCTTGATAGTCATCCAATCCATAGAAGAACATTCATCAACGAAAAGAACTTGTTGATTCTTCCTTTGGAAAGTCCAATAGGTGGTGTCATTCTTGAATTCGTATTCAGTCGTCTTGCCGGGAACTTTTCTTTCTCCGTAATCCGACAAAAGTTCTCTGAATGGAACAGCCACAGTGGCATTGTATCCTTGATCTTCGTACTCGGCCATTAGCGCCCTGATGATGAAACTTTTTCCACAACCGGGTCCTCCTCTGATGTAGTGAACTTTGACGGTCTTGACCATTCCTGCTCTGTTAGAATCAAGCCAGTTTTCGACTCCTTTCAGGATGTCGATGAGTTTGGCTCCTGCTCCCATTTCTTCATGTTGTGTGCGGTGATCCCTAAAGGCTTGAAGCGTTGAAGGCATGGCATTCTCTGGAATGGTTATGTCGATCAAACCATCGTTCTTTGAATTTTCGCAGAAAAGCCGCTGCCCCTGTTCGGGGACGCCGGTCAAGGAAAAGAGGCCTCTGGCCTGCATTCTGCACAACAGACAATTGGATTCTTCTGCCTTCTTTTTTGCTGGTATAACCATCGTCATTGAATTATCGGGTTTGGGGACGTTCTTGTAGATCTTCTCACGACGGATCTTGGTGTCTTCGGGATAAAGGATGAATTCGTACTTCTCATTGTATGATAAAAGCCATTTCAAAAGATACCAAATGGGGACTGAAAGTCCACCAGTTGCAATGGTCAGTCCTGCGACTGCCAAAATTTTTGTAAATCTCTTGATATTGGTCTCGTAATCGGCCAAAGTAGCTTTGTCATTTTCAATCATCGCTATGGCCCCGTGTCTCTTGTAGACTTCCAAAAGAACTGCGAGAGAAATCTTTGCGATCTCATCATCTCTGACTCCCATGGGTTCGACGAGAACATTGCTTCCTAAAGAGAGACCTCCAACTATTCTGTTCATTGTGGTCATGACAGTGGCGAAGCTGAGCGAATCTGGAGGTTCTGCCAGAGCCCAACAAAGAAGTTTCTCGAGGTCTTTCTTTAAGACTGGGAAGTACTTCATCTCTTCGAGTTTGCCGGTGATTTTGTTGTAAGCCTTCTCGACATCTGCAACCATGACAGTCTCCTTGTGTTCAGGAAGACGTGGTTGGGTTATCAAGGCCGATTCTCCGGTGCTAGCCCAAAATTTGATGAGATACATCTCCCCGTAACTCCCAATGATTTCTGAATCGATGATGGATCCCTGCTTGGTCTTGATCCTGCGATGGTGAGCCCAATTCCTCCAAGTGCTCCATTTGTGATCGTAGCCGTTCCCACTGGTGCCTTTCCAAGTGATTGAAACTCTGCAAAGGAGTTTCTTCAGGAGAGGACGAATGTGTTGCATTATCTGATCGAAAATTGGGAATATCTTCAATATGTCCAAAGATATGCCTGCAATTGTTTCTAACGGGAATTTGTCGTGTGCAACTTGAGAGACCCAAGACCAAAAAGTCTTGCAGCCGTTTTTCAAGAGCCAAACGATTGCATCGTGAACAGCGTGAGCAACGTGTCCCAAAGGTAGCAAAGGAGTAGCCAAAAGAACAGAAGGCCATATTTTGTCGATGATCGAAGAAACGTTCTCAGCGATGGTGTAGTATTCATGATATTCGTACATCTTGCTTTGCACAGCTCGATCTGAAAAGAAACGATCTGGTATGAACAGAGAGGCGAAACCGCACTTGGCCCCACTCTTGTCCCAATAGTCTCCAAAATCCTCTTCGGTCATGTCGTAAAGACAGTCCTGTGCTATGAGGAAATCGTATTTGACGTTTGGGTATTGGAGATGGTAGCGTTTCCTAGCTCCGTCGTCCATGCACTGCAAAAGCTCTTCCATGCTGTTGTACTTCAAGATCACATTGTTGCCTTTTGTCGATTCGATGGCGGGTAATTTCATAGAAGCAAGCTTCTTCGAAGCGAAGGCTATGAGTTCTGGATACATCCGAGAGAGATCTTTCCCTTCCTTGAGGTGAAGATAGAAATCATGTCCTACATGTGAATTGAACATTTTGATTTCCATCATGGTGCTGCCAATGTGCAGCGCTCTGGCCATGTCCAATCGATCACTGAAGATCCTGGAAAATTCTTGACGAACGAAGTCTCTGGCTATCTCAAGAGTGAGATGTCCATTGGTGTTTTGACGTTTCTGTTCGGAAATGAGTTGAAAGCCAAAGTATTTGGAAACGGATTTCTCTTCCACGACGGAAAGTCGGTAAGGAGTTTTCGGAATCGAAGCAATGTCATTGTTGAACTTGCGACCGGCTTCCATTCTGGCCAAATCTGGACCATTGATGCGAGCGGAATTCATGAGATCTTCGGCTGCGGTCGAACCCACCAAAACGGGCTTGACCTTGTAGAGGTTGGCCTCCAACGCACAATGGAATTCCTCGAGAGTAGAACGTGTGCCCTGCCCAGCAAGCTTGCTTGGGAAATTGAAGTCGTAAACGTGGAAATCGCCATCCGGCTGGATATCCCATTCGACTCTTGCACGTGTGGTGAAACCACCGTCGAGAGAGCGCCATTTGTCGACCATCATCTGCGCAGTGACATCGCCCGTAAAAGGCTCATAATCATCCTCAAAGAATGGATGGAACACGATGTTGTCAATCTTCTTCCAACAAGAACCTGGGGCACGCACGTAGCGCGGCTCGACGTTGGACTTGACCTTGTGGTGTTTGCCTTTCGACAGCAGTTGAAGCCAATTGGCGAACATTCTCAGATTGGTGAAGTGGTTTTCTTCGTTGACGTTCTCTTTGTCTTCGTCTCCGTTCGAGACAGAAAAGATGTGCACTTCTCCATTTTCAAGGAGATTGTAGCTGACCATGCGATTGTCCAAAAAGGACCAATCAGCCGCAATGTTCAATTCATCGGCTTGCTGCATGTAATCGAAAATCTGATTCATGATTCTTGGGGCGGGCATCAACGACCACTTTTGATAGAACTCCTCCGGGTCCTCGTCTTCTTCAGGGAAGATGTTGACAATGTCGAGTTTCTTCCAACAAAGTCCTCCGGATCCCACTTTCAACATTCTGTTGGGTTTGACTTTCTCACACTCTCCGAAACAGTCTTCGAAACTGAAAGTTTTTGACTCAGGACCGTCAGGTCCAGGATGGGGGTGAATATCGGCCATAGTGGAATCCCTGGCGAGACGATGAAGATTCTTCTCGACTCCCAAAAGTTTGGCGAGCCAATGATGTCCTCCTTGATCGTTGAGGCACTCAGCAATGAAATGTGAATGATCCACCAAAAATTGACGTTTTGGGGGTGTGTAATCGAAGACCTTCCTGACTATGCTTCCGTGAATTCTGCCGAACTTGGTGTGTTTGAAATTGACAGGCGAATGTTGTCTGCACTGCCAAAACAAACCATCGTCGGTTTGATATCCTTTCCAAGCTTCGTCTCCGCAGGTGCATCTCTTGACTCCAGGGACGTTGTGACGGGCGTTGTCTTCTTCTGACAACATAAAATCTCGCATCTTCAAAGTTTTCAGACACTCGATGTTGGAAGAGGCTACTTCGAAATCGTCGCTTTCTGTGCGTTTTCTGCACCTACCACATTGTTGGTATTTGACAATATTTTCAAAGTAGGCCCTCTTTGTGCCACAAGTGACACAATTTGGATATTCGATCCTTCTTCGTGGGTGTCCGATCTCGTAGGTCTTCTTCTCGACCTTTGCGATTCTTTTGTTGATCTTGTCTTCCTTCTGCTTCTCTATGAATTTCTCCAACGGTGATTTGTGTGAAGTTTGGGGTTTGGCGGAATCCTTTGCAAGGATCTTGTCGTTGGATTTGTCGGACGGATTGTGTTCGTCCTTCTTTGTGTCCACAATAGGTGAAAGTTTGGGGTCTGCGGAATCCCTTTCTGGGATGAGTGGACGTTCGAACTTGTTGGATTTAGTGGGCAATTTGACCCTAATAAACCTCCTGGGGATGAATCTTAAACCTACATTGGAGTAGGAATGTCCCAAAGGGCATTCCAAATCTTCAACGGGTTTGACGGACGGTCTCGCAGCGCCAGATGTTGGCAAGCGGACTATTGGTCCTTCTTTCTTCTTCTTTCCTCTATCCTCCTCGAGAGCGACAGACAACAGTTTTGCCAATTGGGCAATCTTACGTTCTTGTTGATCCAAGAACTGTTGTATCCCAGCGTCGATCACGGCCCCTATAACCACGGGCCTTTTTCGATCGTACACTTGATTGACGTTTGCCAAGGGTTGGCGCACGTAACTGTGTTTGTTCGCCCACCATTTGGTAACCCAGTTGTGGTTCTGGGGTTCTTTGGTTTTGGTTTTGGTCCCTCTATAAAAGTAAGACATCGCAATGGTGGGGAAAAGCCGAATGGTTACGGAAGAAAGTTTCCACCAGTATTGAGGTCTATTACTTTTATTATTTTGTTTCTGTG